GCGTATATCGAGGGGTTCATGCATTTGCGTGACGCAGAGATGTTCCTCTATCAGTTTCGTGAGGTGAACTAATGATGTATCTATGGCATGAATGGAAGAGTAATCGAGACCATCTAAAGAGTATAAAGGTTGAGCGTAAAACAGCCAATGAGCGTATCTGGAAGAACTTGAATGCAGAACTGAAGGCAGCACGGAAAGCCAAAGACTGGAATAAGTCTAACCATTTGAAGGTGCAGATTGCTAATTACAAAACTGAGAAGAGTGGTCAATGGGGATTACAGATACCATTTGATGCTCGCAACGGGTTTCGTAAGTGGGATTATTAGAGGGGTGAACTAATGAGTTATGAACTTTTTCTTCGTGAAATGTATCGTGAGAACTGCAAAGAGCGTGAGAGGTTTGGTGAAAAGATTTACAAGTTCGAGGATTATATCCATACGAATGAGTATTTTTTGCTTGACAAATTCCGCGAGATATGTAATAATCAAGTATAGTTGAAAGGATAAAGATTATGGAATTGATTGGTAAACAGATTGTTGTGAATGCGTGGGAGCCTGTTGCGGGTTCAGTCGAGAAGACTGTCACACTCACTAGTGTCCTAGATGGGCCAGGCGCAGACCGCCGTGACTATGTTACGGTTGAGGGTCTGAAAGACTGGGAAGTCGATATGCCCCTAGAAGACTTTATCAAAATGGTTGTGGAGGTTCTGTAATGGCGTTACTGACATTTGCTAATGATGAACGTATCGATGTTCTCCGTGAGAAGTTTGACACTCTCACAGAAGGCATGGATAACTGGAAAGACCCGATTGATACGGTCATTCCTGTAAACGAACTGAATGACATGCGTGATGCGTGTGCGTGGTTCACGGGTTCAGAACTTTATGTCGTGTCACAACTCGACAACGAACCGAAGTTTCATGTCGTTGCGGAAGGATATTACAATGCTGTCGGAGCGTAATGCAAGTCACGGGTCGATACGGAAAAGTAACCAGTATCAGAAAACCTATACATTCGATAATGGTTATAGTGCGTCCGTGATTTGTAATCAAGGTTCATATGGTAACACCGATGGACTCTTTGAACTTGCAGTGCTTGACAAAGACGGCGAGATATGTTATGATACAACTATCACTAGCGATGTGATTGGTTATATGACCCATGACCATGTTGCTCGTGTATTAGAAGAGATTTCAAAATTGGAGCCACGACTATGATATATTTCCTAGTTTTATTTACGATGACAGGTAGTGTCGAAGTCATGGAGTTCACTACTCATCAACATTGTGTGAATGCCTATGAGTATCTTAGTGAAGTCAAGACAGTCGAACAAATCGTGGGGTGTTTACTGAAATGAATATATTCCATCTAGACAATAACCCTATCAAGGCAGCTCGTGCAATGTGCGACAAGCACATCGTCAAGATGATTGTTGAGTATGCACAACTGATGTCAACCGCACACCGTGTGCTTGATGGTGCTTTGTATATCGACAAGACCGCGAATGGTCGCAAAATCAAACGTTGGGCGCATCCTGATTATCATGGTTTTCTTTACAAAGCATCTCATGTCAATCACCCGTCAAACATTTGGGTGCGTGAGTCTGACGAGAACTACTTCTGGTTGTATCGTCACTTCCGTGAGTGTTGTAAAGAATATACTCGTAGGTATGGAAAATACCACTTGACAGATACCCGTCTTTCTGATATACTACTAAATATACCAAAGAACATCCCCAAAGTGGGATTGACGAAATTCGCACAAGCAATGCCTGACTATTGCAAACGCGAAGACCCAGTAGATGCATATCGCTTCTACTATCTAAATGAGAAACGTTCATTTGCTAAATGGACAAATCGTGATGAACCTGATTGGTGGAAGGAGTGTGCATAATGATTGACCGCCGTAAAAAGAAAGTTGCCGAAGACCTGTTCGAAGGTGACTATGATAACCGTGACGTTCTGTATTGGAATGACACAAAAGATTATTTTAATGAGATTGGTGTCACTGATGCCTATCAAGATACAGTAGGATATGACAATGACTGGAATTGATTTAACATATGATAATATAATCGAACAATTAGAAAATGGAATTGTTCGTCTGTCTTTCATCAAAGTGAAAGATGGTCAAGTTCGCAACATGCGAGCTACACTGAAAGAGGATTACATTCCTGACCCCGACCACAACCCTGAAAAGAGAAAACCTCTTCAAGATAAAAAAGAGGTTGTTCGTGTCTATGACCTTGATGTAGAGGGGTGGCGTTCTTTCCGTGTAAATTCTTTGCAAACTTTCGACACTATATAGTGTATGGCAAAGAGAAAACTCACTGCGGAACAGAAGAAGGCTGCGTCTGAACGTCTTGCAAAAGCACGGGCAGCACGAGGTCACGATGGTCGGATGGGAGTTCACGAGAGTATTCGTGACCTTTCTGAAGACCATTACCTTCATTGGAAAAAAGTGAAGCAATGGATTAAGTCCTGTGAGTTGGAACTCAAAGGTATTAGGCATCTCAAGAAATCCAGTAAGTATACTGAGAGAGCCCAATACAAAGACCTTGAAGTCTACATCTATAATATGAAAAAATATCTCACCACTGGTGTTTGGTTGGACTTTCGTTATGGAGAAGACCGTGAGGGTAAAATCAAATACCGTTGTCTCGCGAAGGCTTATGATGAATACGGTGAAGTGAAACGCACAGTCGGTGTCTGGTATGATGATGTTGGTATGTGGTCTAAGGAGTTGAAAGAAGAACTTGAAGGTTGAATTAATTATTGGTGGTGTTGACTCTGACTCAAACGAGGAGACAAACTTTCTAAGTAAGAAGAAGTTCTCTCGTATGATTGAGGACACCGTTAAACGAAACAGTCTGTCCTATATGGATGCTGTAATTCACCTCTGTCAAGAAAATACGATAGAGGTTGAAGATGTGAAGAAATATCTCTCCACATCAATTAAGCAGAGAATTGAGATGGAAGCAATGAATCTCAATTATCTGGATAAGGGTAACTCAAAATCCTTATCCGAATAAATAAATGTATTGACAAATACACTATATTATGATACAATGAATACACATAATACGCAAATATACGGAGAATACAAATGTCTTTTGCAAATCTAAAATCTAATCGTCCTGATATTTCTAAACTGGCATCTGCTGCCCAAGAAATGTCTGGCACAAAACAAACCAAAAACAAATATGAAGACCTACGTTTCTGGAAACCAACTGTCGATGACGCTGGTAACGGTTACGCAGAGATTCGTTTTCTTCCTGCTGTCGAAGGTCAGGAACTCCCGTGGGTTCGTTACTTCGACCACTTCTTCAAAGGCCCGACTGGTCAATGGTATGTTGAGAAGTCTCTGACTACTCTGGGTAACAATGACCCTGTGAGTGAATATAACTCACGCCTTTGGAACTCTGGTATCGAGGAAGACAAAGAAACTGCTCGTAAACAGAAACGCCGTCTGCATCATGTCTCTAACATCATTGTTGTCAGTGACCCTGCCAATCCTCAGAATGAGGGTAAGGTATTCCTGTATGACTATGGTAAGAAAATCTTTGACAAGATTATGGATAAGATGCAACCAGAGTTTCCTGGCGAAGAACCAATCAATCCGTTTGACTTCTGGGCAGGTGCGAACTTCCAACTGAAGATTCGTAATGTTGCAGGATATCGTAACTATGACAAGTCAGAGTTCAAAGCACCGGCTGCATTGTTCGATGCTGATGAGACCAAACTCGAAGCAACTTACAATCAGTTGCACGAGGTCAGTGAATTCACTGATGCGTCAAGTTACAAAACCTATGATGAGTTGAAAGCACGTCTTGAAACTGTTCTGGGTCAAGCAACGGGTGGTGGTGCAACCGTCAAGAACGAAGCACTGACACAGACTGCCGAGACTGTTGAACCAAAAGCAACAGAACCGCAAGTCATTCAGTCTGCACCTGAACCTACCATCGCATCAACCGATGACGATGATGACACACTGTCTTACTTCGCGAAACTCGCCGCAGAAGACTAGGATTCATTCTCCTATGGATGATGAGAAAGGGTGGCTTCGGTCACCCTTTTTTATGACGGTTTCTTGTCGGTGTCGTCGGTTGCAGCGACATCATGAGTCTGAGTTATGTTGACATTGTTCTGTTGACTCGTGTCTATCACTTGTGTTGATGATTGTCCAGCAAGGAAACCATTTTGCGTTTCTGCATTATCATTTACTTGAGCGCTGATTTCACTACCTGATGTGTTAGGATTAACCTGTGCAGCACCTTCGCCAAGTTTGAAAGTGGCATTAAATGCATCCGAAAATGCTTCAGACGGAGATTTACCGCCAGGCAATGCAGCGGCAAGTGCAGCAACACCACCAGCGGCGACAGCCGCAGGGAATAAAAGCATTCTCTTCAAATATGTTAAAACCATAGACAAACCCGAACCGATGCCATCTTGAAACGCTGATGTGATATTATCAATGAAGGTATTAATCATACCAGCGATACCGATAAAAAGATTCAAGAACATATCTTTGAATGAAAATGATTTCAATGTTTCCTCTACATTCTCAAATCCCATTTTACCAGCAATCCACGCTACTGCGGATTTCAATAGGTCAAGAGGCATACCAATCAACCCACCAAAGATACCACCAACTGCACCAAGAATAGCGCCGAGGTAACTTTCGTCTTGATACCCCGCCATCGCACCCTTGATACCATCAAAGACACTCATAATAATAGTCAACGGGAAAAAGATTACTCGGCCAATGGTTCTAAAAACAGTGAATATCTTTTTAAGTGGTGTAATGAGAGCCCGAAATGTTTGACCCAGACTGGTGAAGAATCTTGATATAACTCCTGCTTGTTTAGGCACTTCTTTACCGACCTTAAACAACCCTTTTAGTTTATTACCTAAGAAAGCTATATCTTTACCAAAAGTTTTTACCTCTGGTGCAAGTGGAATTGATTTGACTATATCTCGACCTGCTAAACCAAAAAGTTTAGCAACGAAAATCCCCTTACCAAAGAAACCACCAATGGCAATGAACATTCTATTGATAGAAGCCGTAAATGCGCCGAGACGCCCCGCAAAGGTGGAGAAGTCTTTTACTCTAAGGGCTCGAACTTTACCGAAATCCTTAATGAATTTACCTTGTTTACCAAACCCTATAGAAAAATTACTTCTGAATAGTCTTATAAAATCAGTTATCGAATCGGTCATACCAATGAACATTTTACTAAATCGAGCATTGACGCGACTAGTAAAAGGTCTGATTAGTCTACCAAATTGTCTCAAAATAAGTTTGGCTGCGTTTGTGAAACCCTCAACAATACCTAAAATGAGCGCCCCACCAGCAACAAGGATACCCGCAAGAATTCCAAGAAAACCACCACCTTCTTTATCAGGTGGTGTAATGGCTGCTGTTGCACCCGCGCCTGCGCCTGACGCTGCCTTTGTATCCCGTCTTGATTCTTCTGCGTCCAACGCTTGACGTTTCAACATAGTGAAGTAATCTGAGAATGTTTTATTCAGAGTAATAATCTGAGACGTATTCTTCTTCGTCTCATCTCTACTCTTTTCATTCTCTTCACGAACCGTGAGGATTAGGTCTGTTATTGTTGCTTCTGCCATTACATTCTCATTTGTTGTTCTTGTTTACGCAGTCGTTCTTCTTCTTCCTTCAGATGTTCTTTCAACATTGACAAGTAAACCTCTCTTTCCCACGGTAACATAAATTCTAAATCTGATAACGAGTATT